TCATAAAGTATATATCTATTTATATAAATATAGCTAAAAACTCAATATTGTTTATTATTTGTGTATATTATTATTGCATGAATATAGAAGAATTTAATAGATATCTTCACGAGGATTTAAGTAATGGAGATATCAATACTCAACTCATTTCAGAAGCAGCTTTTGAAGAGAAAAAGAAATGGGAAGATTATGATACCATCCGCTGTATAGACGGAGAAATCATAGATATGCAAAAATTGCTACGTGACCAGGCTATGGCTGAAGCCGCATGTAGACGATTGTTTCCTTACTTTGGTGGTTTGATCACCAGATTGAGAGTAATATACACATTTCAAGTAGAAACTCAAGCAACTGATGGTACTAATTTATTCGTTAATCCACAATTCACTTCTCATCTCACTGCTAACCAAAAAATTGCAGTAATGATGCATGAGGTTATGCATTGCTTGATGAACCACTTAAGACGTATTCGCGAACGCGATCCTTACAAATCAAACATTGCTGCAGATTATGAAGTGAATGGAACATTAACTGAAATGGAACCTGAAGTTTTACCACCAGATGTGTGGAATAATATGGGGGCAGAAGGTGCTAATGGATTCTATGATAAAAAATATGTTGGATGGTCTTTTGAAGCGATTTATGATGATATAAAAGATTCGAAAAAGGATAATATGTCCAATCAGGATCAGAATAAATCAGGTGGAAATGGTCAGGGACAATCCCAAAGTCAAAATAAATCATCAGATCAATACGCTTCTAAATCAGATGAATACAAAGCAGGTTGGGAAGCTGCGGTTAAAGCATATCAAGAAGGAAAAATAAAACTATAAATGGAAAGTTTTGAAAATATATTATATAACGAAGCTCGAATAGATAAAAATTCAGCTGACTATAAACAAGGTTATGATGATGCCATAAAAGCATTTAAGGAGTATTTAGCGAATGGTGGACAAATGGGTAATGGACAATCTGGTAATAAAAGAGATAGTGCACCCATGCCACCAAAATTGCAAAAAGATGCTCAGCAAAATGGTGGTGGACAATCAGGACAACAATCACGTGACGATCAAACAGCACCAGGCAAAAATCAAGGAGTAGTATCTCCAGAGGATTGTGCAGGAAACCCAGGAACAGATAATACCCCATCACAAGCAGGTGGTATGATCGATAAGAAAACTGGTGATAATATGGCCAAAAAAGAAGGTTATGAAGAATCTGGTAGATCCGAATCCGGAAATGAAAAGGAATGGGAGAAAGAAGCTATGAAAGCTGCTGATAACATTCAAAAAAATCAAAAACCTGGAACTAATAAAGGATATACTGATTGGGCTGGTAAAATCAAATCAATAAACAGACCTACTACCGACTGGAAAAAGACTTTAAGAAAAGTGGTTGGTAGATGTTTAAGTGAAGAAGATAAGCGCCAAGCATATGCTAATAAGAACTTACTTATTGCTCAAAACCGAATCGGTCGAACAGATAAGGATAAATACGATGCATTATCTACCATTGTTGCATTTATAGACACATCTGGTTCAATGGATGATTCATATAAGCAAGAATGTTTGGAAGAAGTATATCACGTTGCTAACCAGAAAAAGGCCACAAAGATCCTAATTATACCTTTCGATACTGAACCACGTGATTTTATTAGTGTAGATAACGTCAAGAGTTTGAAACGAGATATTGAACGTGGATTAGTACAATTAAAAGGTGGTGGTGGAACCCAATTGGATAAGTGTTGGGATCTATTCAAAAATGATAAGCGTTTCAGAGGTCAATGTTTTGAATTGGTAATGGTATTTACTGATGGTTATTTAGACCAGAAAAAACGATTACCTCGATCTATGCAGCATTTAGTATGGGTAATTGATAAAAATACCTCATGGGAATTGCAATATAAAGATGCATCCACCTTCCGAATTGATTTAGGAGATAAAAATGCACATAAAAAATGAAAAAGGATAGGCAAAGCCTATCCTTTTGTTGTATGTTATCCTAAAAAATTTGTTATTTGCTCGTTTATTTGCGCTCTATGCGATTCAAATATATGTCCCTTGTAGTTATTAAGGTCAAGTTGAGATCTCTTGTTAGAGCGAATCTATGAACGTTTGATATAACCTAATAATTTATTCAATGGTCCAAATGATCCTGTGAATTTGTATTTACTATCTATTACAATACCTTCAATTGAATGATATTTATAACCTGTAAACATCCAACGTCTCATTTGTTTATCATAATCATTTTCAGATATTATACCTTTCTCAAATGCCAATTTTACATACTTTTGAATATCTTCGCGTTTTTCAGACTGATCAATAGCAGAAATAAGTACTTCACCAATACACAAATCCAAACGATCCAAATGATAGGTAGCAAATGAATAAATTTGTTTTAATTTCTCTTTACTAAATGCCTCTTCTCCATATTTACTTTTCAATTCGCGAAGATTTTTATTATTGCATTTGAAAATATAGTTTATACAATCAGTTGCGAGATCTTTTTGTAAACCAAAACAATTTATAATTTTATACACATAAAAATCTCTTACAGTGCACAAATGAACAGGCCACATCTTTTCAAGCATATTTAGTAACATTGTACACTCATAATTTGGCAATTCTTTTGTAGTGATTTGTGGGGTAGGTTGAACCACAGAATCGTGAACTTTTTCTACTAATTTTACAAATTCATTAGTTATATAATGATCTGAATTTATATTTTTTCTGTTCCAAACGTTATGTATATATACTTTGAAACCTCTATTATACTCGATTACATTTGTAATACCATCAGTAATAACTTCGCAGTTAATAGTGCTTGGCCATTGAGGTATATTAGTCAAATTACTAAATACTCTTTGAATTTCAAATACTGCTGTTTTATATAATTTAGCTGCATTTGGATTATGTGCCATTCGTTGATCAATATCGTTATATGCAACTCCTTGGTTCATTAAATCAGTTTTTGAACGAACTAATCTCACCTCCTTACCAATCACACATACTTGCAATCCGAATCCATCTACCTTTTCGGTTCCGGTTACTCCTATACTAATTCTTTGGATTAAATTTTGATAATCTGATCTACTCAAATTCAAATCCTCATGGGGATGCATCATATGTCCACTTATTCCGCTCATATTTTTATCTTTTTTTATTTTGTTTTATGTATATATATCACTCCACAGCCGGAAAAGTTTAGTATGATACACACAAAGTGGTATCAACTTTGTTATTTACTCATTTATTTTCGATCTAAAGCGATCAAATATATGTTCCTTGTAGTTATTAAGGTCGCAACAAGATCTCTTGTTATATCGCAAATAATGTATATACACAAAAAAAGGATGGTTTTATATACCATCCTTGTTTATGATACACACGATGTGGTACCAACTTCGTTATAATTACTTTTCAAATTCAACTCGCATTCTCACCCAACCATTAACAGGTTTTAAGAATGCCCCTGGTGTATTAGATGTTACTGGAACATCGTTTAATGTTTTAACTGGACCATCTTCACCCATTGCATAATAAACGAGTTCGCCATTTTCATTCTTTTCGTATTCAGTGGCAAATACAATATGTTTCTTTGCTAATTCCTTAAAATCGTCATCTACTTTTACTCCTGCAGGTGGAAAGCCTAAAAGGAATAATACTTCATGTGTATGCTTTTTCATATAATGATTATTTGTTTATACGGAAATAATAATGGTAAGAAAGAATAAGTTTAATCCTATAAAAGAGGAGACTGGGGATCAGGCCTCACAGAGAGTTATATGGACAACTGAAATAATTTATACCGCCAGAGAAGCATTGGAAAGGGGCAAAAGATTAAAAGCAAATCCATTTCACGATGGTAATGAGGTCAAACTCCTCAAACCGAATTTAGTATATGAGCGAACAGATGAAGAAATAGCGGAATGGAAGAAATGTGCAGCTGATGAATTATACTTTGCCAATACATATGCGCAACTAATGACTCCACGGGGTATTCAACATGTTACTCTTCGCGATTATCAAGAAGAATATTTGAATATATGCAATAACCATCGATTAACTATACTTTTGTCGTGTAGACAAGCGGGGAAGTGTTTATCCCTATATAGTGTTGTAAATGTGCGAGTTGCGGACGAAATTTTTCTTAAGAATAAAAAAATCAGCTTGTCGACTCTTAAGAATGACACATGGAGCGAATATTATATAAATGAGAACAATACATTTGAAATACCACTTTTTGAACTATACAATTTATATGCAAGTGGATGGAAATGGAGAATAAAATATCATTTATATAAGTTATTGTGGCGAATGCAAAAACAAAAGCAGAATACTGGAAGAAGTTGAATCCTGAATGGGACGATGAGAGATGTGGGCTGGAAGCTAAAAAGATTAGGCGCGGATCAAACTACCAATGTATAGAATATTGGCAAACCAAATATCCCAATGCTACCCTTGAGGAGTGTAAAAAGATGCTGGCCGAGAGCAAGGCCCGTAAAAAACTTTCAAATCCCATCAACATAGAATACTGGAAGAATTTGAACCCCACGTGGAGTAAAAAACAATGTCAGGAAGCAATAACCACTCATGCGAGAAAAAATAACTACCAATGCATAGAATATTGGCAGACCAGATATCCAAATGCTACCCATGAGGAATGTAAAAAGATGATGATCGATGCCATAGAGAAAGCACTTGGAAATCGTCCAAATAATAGTGGTGAGAATAATCCTGCCCACCATTCAAAAACTACCCCATTACAACGAAAGCAGCGCTCCCCATTATGCATTGAGTTCTGGGAGAAAAAATACCCAAATAAATCCCATGATCAGCATATAAAACTATGGGAAGCACACAAGAAAAAAATTCGAACTATAACCTCTGACCCTAAACTCCAACCAACATGTTGGGAGCATTGGGTAGAGAAGGGATATACTAAGGAAGAGGCTATCAAAAAAGTATCTGAGGTTCAAAAATCGAAAGCGTTCACTCTTGAAAAATGCATCAAAAAGTATGGTGAAGTGGAGGGACCAAAAATATTTGAAGAAAGACAGGTAAAATGGCAAAAGTCACTTCATAAGGCATTCAATAATACCGGTGTATATAAGACACAATCTAAAATATCAAAGGGATTATTTGATCAGATCATAAATAAAGGGGAGTATAAGATCTTTGAATATGAGGTACCCTTGGGTGCATATTCATTTGACTTATGGGTAAATGGTTCAGTATTTATTGAATTTAACGGGGATTACTGGCATTGTAATCCAAAAATATATGGGCCCGATTACTATAACAAAACTAATAAAAAATTTGCCTCTGAAATATGGAAGCGAGATAAACAGAAAATTAAATTTGCTAAATCAAAAGGATATCCAACCCTCGTTATTTGGGAGTTTGATTATAAAAATGATCCAGAGAAAACAATTCAAAAATGCATAGAGTTCATTGATGAAAATTCTTGAGAAAATAATATACTACATAATTCATCAACTGGATAAATGGAGTGAAATGATTCCGGATGATGTTAAATTCACGGAAACCATTCCTTTATACGGGTGCGAAGTACTATCTTATGAAGGCTGGCAGCCCATTACCTCTATCAACGTAACAAAAGCATATGACCTCTGGGCGATTGCAACTACCAACCACACTCTACAAGGAGCGGATCATCACCTGGTTTATAAGAAAGTGGCCGAGGGTTGTTATGATGCCACGAGGATATCTGATCTTAATAAAGGGGATCTAATTTTAACAGACACTGGGGAGGATGAGGTAATATCTGTTTGCAAAGTAGGCCCATCTATCCAAATGATAGATCTTGCGGTGGACTCTGATTCCCACACATTCTGGTCTAATGGGATCTTATCTCATAACACCATCACTTCCGCTATTGATTTATTACATTTTATATGTTTTAATTTCGATAAAACGGGTGCAGTATTGGGTAATAAGAGAAAAACTGCAGTGGAAATCTTATCTAAAGCGAAAGATATATTCAAAGAATTACCCTATTGGATGAAACCAGGGGTAGTAAAATGGAATGAATCAGATATAGTATTGGATAATGGTTGTAGAATAAAAGCAGAGGCAACTACCAAAACTCCTAACTTGGGAGATACTATTCATTGGTGTTTATGGGATGAGGCAGCTCACGTTGCTCCTAATATAATCGAATCATTTTATAACAACCTATTTCCAACTATTACTGCGTCACGAGCTATATTCAGAATTACATCTACACAGAATGGATATAATCTATTTTCTGAATTATATATGGCGGCAGTTGCTCGAGATAGTGAATATTTTCCTTATAAAGTGGATTGGTTTCAAGTACCTGAATGGGATCCTGATAAGAAAGAATGGGTTAAGCGCGATGAGAAATGGAAGAAAAAGCAAATCGCTAACCTCGGAGGAGAAGAAGCATTTAATAAACAATTTGGAACGGAATTTATAATTACTTCTAATACTTTATTATCCCGAAAATTCATTAGTAAACATGAGAAAATAGTGGAGCAATTTGAAAATAAAGATATTCCAGGAGTATATATATCTGATTCGTGGTGGTGGAAACCTGATTTTGATCCGATGAATCTTAAGAATGAGTTTGTAATATTTACAAATGATTTAGCCGAAGGATTGGGTCAAGATGATAATATATTCTCTTGTTGGAGATTAATAGAAGATGGTAAATTAGAAAAAATTGGTTTTTTCAAGGATAATAAACATTCTCGTGAGGAAGTAGCACTATCATTTGTGCAATTAGTTTCTATGCATTGTAACCCCACGAGATATTTAATATCAGTTGAATGGAATACATATGGAGAATTATTTGTTAAAGATACTATATCACTTGAAAATGATTATCCAGCATTTGCTCGAGATAATTTCATTAAATATTATACTGGTGAAAGTAACGTAGGTAAATATCGATTAGGTATAAAACTAACACCTGGAAATAAAACACCACATTGTCAGTTGTTCAAAGAGGATTTGGAATCAGGTAAAATAGTAGATACATGTCATATTACTCATCAGCAATTGAAAAACTTTGGAGATTTATCTGGTCCAAGTTCTCCACAAAAAAGATATGGTGCATTATATGGACATGATGATTTAGTAATGTCAGCTGTTCAATT